CCCAAGAAAATGGCTGGCGGTGGTTCGGTCGGTTCCGCCTCTAAGCGTGCTGATGGTTGTGCCATCAAAGGCAAGACCCGAGGTAAGTTTGTATGAAGTATGCAAAGAAGATGGCCGTTGGTGGCCCGACCAAGGGGCAGATGGCTGTACAGCAGGCGAAAGATAGGCTTAAGACTAAGCTTGCTCAGACTTCAGCGGAGACTGCTGCTAAAAAGGCAGCGCGTGATGCTGCTTCTGCTGCTAATAGAGAAGCTATCAAAGCTAAGGTTGAGGCAAACAAGGCTGCCCGCGATCAAGCTTTTGCTGCTAAAAGAGAAGCGGTGACGGGCCGTCCCACTACGCAGCCTGTAGTTGGCAAGACCAAGGCTCAGATTGCTGCTGGCGCTGGTTCTACACCGGCTACTACGCCTGCGACCAAACCGGCTGGCAGTGGGTTTAAGTTTGGATCTACGCCGACTGGCGGTGGCAAGCCTGCACCTACGTCAACTGTTACGTCCAATACTGTAACCCCGACTAACGTAGTCAAGCCGTCTGGTCCTGCTCCGGGCACCAGAATGATGAACATGCGTAGCGGCGGCTCCGTTGGCTCTGCTTCCAAGCGGGCTGATGGCATCGCTTCTCGTGGTAAGACTCGCGGCAAGTTTGTATGAAAGGCTTTAGCAGTCGCGGCTTTGGTGCAAAGAAGCGGATGCGAAAATTTTCTGCGGGTGGTGGCGTGCCGGTTACAGCAGGGATGTATGACGCTGCTCCTGCACAGTATCCGTTTCCGACCACAGGTGGCGAAGCCGGGGTTACAAGTAACACTAGCGTTACCGTAAACGATAAAGAAGTGGCTTCTGAAGAACAGCAAGCCATGCGCCGTGGTGGAAAGGTCAAAGCCAAGCGTACGCGTGGTGATGGCATCGCACAGCGCGGTAAGACCCGAGGCAAGTTCGTATGATGCCTTCTCGCGGTATGGGCGCTATGTCCCCCAAAAAGATCCCTAGGGCTAAACGCCGTGGGGATAACAAGCCTGTTGAGGGTACTGGGAAGCCTATCCGCACGTTCAAGAAGGGCGGCGAGTCGAAGGTCAACGAAGCCGGGAACTACACGAAACCCGGTATGCGTAAGAGTTTGTTTGAGTCAATCAAAGCACGTGCTGTGCAAGGTACGGCGGCGGGTCAGTGGTCGGCGCGTAAAGCGCAGTTGCTGGCTAAGCAATACAAAGCCAAGGGCGGTGGGTACAAGTCGTGAAGGCCCCGCAACAATCGCTGAAGGCTTGGACTCAGCAAAAATGGAGAACCAAAAGTGGTAAGAGATCTTCTGACACGGGTGAAAGATATCTTCCGGAGGCTGCTATCAAAGCCCTCTCCCCCGCCGAGTACGCCCGAACCACCGCCGCCAAGCGAAAAGGTAAAGCGCAAGGCAAGCAGTTCGTACGGCAACCCAAAGGCGTTGCTGCTAAAACGCGCAGCTACCGGCAAGCGGGCAAGTAAAAGGAAGAAGTAAATGGCTGACAAGACTACAGCTACAACCGACTTCAATCTCGACCTCAACACGATTGTGGAGGAGGCTTTCGAGCGTTGCGGTGCGGAACTGCGTACGGGCTACGATCTCCGTACTGCCAAGCGTAGTCTGTCACTGCTTCTGATGGACTGGGCTAACCGTGGTGTCAATCTGTGGACTCTTGAGCAGGGTACGCATGTCCTGACCTACAACGTGGGTACTTACGATCTGCCGGTAGATACGGTGGATCTTTTGGATCACGTAATTCGTACGGGTACTGGCACGAACCAGCAGGACATCAACATCAGCCGTATCTCATCTAGCACCTACGTTTCGATCCCGAACAAGAACGCGACCGGTCGTCCGATTCAGATTTGGATTAACCGTCGCACGGGCGCAACAGGTGCCGATAACGTCGTGGTCTATCCGCAGTTCACGGTATGGCCGAAGCCGGACAACACGACGACTTGGACTCTGTATTACACCCGGCTGCGCCGGATGTTCGATGTTGGAAATGGCTCCAACGGTCAGGATGTGCCGTTTCGGTTCCTGCCCTGCATGGTTGCGGGTTTGGCCTACATGCTGTCGATGAAGATCCCCGGCGCGGATGCTCGTGTCCAGATCCTGAAGGCCCAGTATGACGAGGCTTGGGATTTGGCGGCAGGTGAGGATCGGGAAAAGGCTGCGGTTCGGTTTGTTCCGAGAGAGTCGTTCTTAGGCGGGTACTGAGATGCCTAATCGCTTTGCGAGTGGCAAACATGCGATTGCGGAGTGCGACCGATGTGGATTTCGGTACAAACTTCGACAACTGAAGTCCTTGGTCATCAAGACCAAGAACGTGAACATTCTGGTTTGCCCGGAGTGCTGGGAAGCCGATCAGCCGCAGTTGTCACTTGGTCTGTACCCGGTTGACGACCCGCAGGCTTTGCGAAACCCCCGTCCGGATCTGTCCTATTTCGAACCCGGCAATAATGGCGCGGGTGGTAGTAGAATGATTCAATGGGGCTGGGCTCCAGTTGGTGGTGCTAGGGCTGATGATGCTGGCCTTACGCCAAATTACTTGGTATCCCAATGCTTGGTTGGGAATGTAACGGCTAGTTAGGAGATTTGAAAATGGCTATGACTTTGAAGGAACACGCCAAACTCCCGGCGAGTAAGGCTCACGGTAAGAACGCTAAGGGCTTCCGTGCTGGTGGCAAGACCAATGCGGACATGAAGAAGTACGGGCGTGGCATGGCGAAGGTCATGAATCAGCGCAGCCCGATGCGTAAGAGCAGCGGCCCGAAGTAATATCATGAGCAACATTAAACCAAACACCGATCCGACCGGTGAGAATGGCTACCCTGAAAAGGATGTCAACGTTGGCGTGACCCACATGAAGATGCGGGGTGCTGGCGCTGCGACTAAGGGCACTAGCTTTGTCTCTCAGATCAATCTTAAGAAGCACAGCTTGGCTGGCGTTTTGATGCGTCAGGGCAAGGAGCGTGGGTCTAAGTAAGATATGAATTACGCGACTCTTTCAACGTTGATACAACAGTACTGCGAATCGACGGAAACGTCGTTCGTGGCGAACATTCCTACGTTCGTACAACTTGCAGAAGAGCGCGTATACAACACGGTTCAGATTCCCGCTATTCGTCGCAACCAGATAGGCACTCTAAGTCTCGGTAACAAATATCTTACGTTGCCCTCAGACTGGCTTGCGACGTTCTCTTTGGCTGTCATCACGCCGGTTACTGGGGTTCAAGAGTTCCTGCTTGATAAGGATGTGAACTTCATCCGGCAGTCGTACCCGAATCCGTCTGACACCGGGATGCCGAAGTACTATGCAATCTTCGATAAGAACACGTTGATTCTGGGGCCGACCCCGGATACGGCGTATCAGGTCGAGATGCACTATTACTACTACCCCGAGTCTATTGTCACGGCTGGCACGACTTGGCTTGGCGACAACTACGAGACTGTTCTGTTGTACGGGGCGTTGCGCGAGGCTTACACCTACTTGAAGGGTGAGGCCGACATGATGCAGTACTACGAGCAGAAGTATCAGGAAGCCATTCAGCAGTTGATGCGTATTGGTGATGGCCTGAACCGTCGTGATTCGTATCGTTCTGGACAGGTTCGGCTACCGGTAAATAGCTAATGGCTATCTTTCAGACACAGACGATTAGTTTCCGACAGGAGATGCTGCAAGGCGTCCACAACCTGCTTACGGATACGATCAAGATGGCGTTGTACACAAGCTCCTCCAATATCAGCGGGGACACCACTGTGTACACGACGACGGCTGAGGTAACGGGCGGGGGGTATTCCGCAGGTGGTCAGGTGATGACCGGTGCGGCTATCAACAACTCAAATAGTGTCGTTTACGTTACCTTCAATAACGTTGTATGGACTCCGGCTACGTTCACTACGGCTGGGGCTTTGATCTACAACGCGAGCAAGGGCAACAAGTCTATCGCTGTCTTGAGTTTTGGCGCGGACAAGACGGCTAGTGGCACGTTCACGGTGCAGATGCCCCCGAACACTTATACCTCTGCGCTGCTACGCTTCACTTAAGGAGTTATTGAGATGTTTAACGAAAAGGCTAAGACAGCAGATGCAGTAGGCGCTGCTTTGGAGAAGTTGCTCGGCTCGGGCGAGAATGCTCGTGCTGGCGGTGTGTTTCGTCTTGAGTGCCGCGATAGCGACGGCAACCTGAAGTGGTCGGCTGAGTCCCACAACCTTGTGGTGAACGTCGGTCTTGCAGATATGAATCTTAAGTACTTTACGGGTACGTCTTATACGGCTGCGTGGTACATCGGCCTTTATGGTGCAGCGGCGTCAAATACCCCGGCTGCTTCGGACACTGCGGCTTCTCACGCAGGTTGGACGGAGATCACTCCGTACAGCAACGCCACTCGTCCGGCTTGCTCGTTTGGCGCACCGACAGTTGCTGATCCTTCAGTTACTTCTAATACACTTTCACCGGCTCAGTTCAACATCAATGCAACTAACGTGGTTGGTGGTGCATTCTTGATTAGTGACAACACGAAGAACGGCACTACGGGTATTCTGTTCTCAGCGTCAGATTTCCAATCTCCCGGCGACCGTAGCGTCTCTTCGGGTGATACTCTGAATGTGACCTACACGTTCAGCCTTGATGCCGCTTAAGGAGTAGATCATGTTTAAGAAAGGCGACCGAGTTCGCGTAAACGCTGTCGTGCCAGAAGGCCCGGTTGTTGCTCTTCGTATGACCGAAGACGGGGTTATTTTCTACCTCGTTGAGTGGGTCGATGCAGAGGGTAAGACTCAGCAGCGTTGGTTTACGGAAGATCAATTGATGGGGGCCTGATATGGCCCTCGTACTTGCTGATCGCGTCAACGAGACGACGACTACCACCGGTACTGGGTTAATTGCCCTTGCCGGTGCTGTTGACGGCTACCAATCCTTCGCTGTTATTGGCGACGGGAACACGACGTATTACACGATTGTTCACCAAACTCTTAACGAGTGGGAAGTGGGCATCGGTACGTATACGTTGTCGGGTACTACTTTATCTCGTGATACCGTTCTCGCTTCTTCTAATGGCGGGTCTGCGGTTAACTTCTCGGCAGGTACGAAGTTTGTCTTCTGTGACTACCCGGCAGGCAAAGCCGTCTATGAAGACGCAGCCGGTAAGGTCAGTGGGATTGCGATTGAAAACAGTACGATTGGTGCGGTTACTCCCGCTGCCGGTACGTTTACTTCGATCACAACCACAAGCGGTACGATCACCACTACGCCGAGCACCGGCAACGATATCGTCAATAAGACCTACGTAGACACGCTTGTCTCGTCAGGCATCACGTATCACCAACCCGTTAAGTATGAAGTCCCCGTAACGACGGGCAACCTGACTGCGACCTACAACAACGGTTCTTCAGGTGTTGGCGCTACGCTGACGAATGCTGGCACGCTTGCTGCGTTTACTCCGGACGGTGTAACGGCCTCCGTTAATGATCGAATCCTGATCTACAACCAGACCAACGCATTTGAGAACGGCGTCTACGTCGTAACGGTTGTTGGTGATGGATCTACCGCGTGGGTTTTGACTCGTGCTAGTGACGCGAACACTTATGCACTGAAGAGCACGAATAGCCTTGGTGAAGGCGATGCCTTCTACATCACATCGGGTAATACCGGTGCTGGTGAGACGTACGTTTGTAATACCGTTGGTACGATCACGTTTGGCGTCACAGCCATTACGTTCTCTCAGATCTCGTCTGCTCAGATTTACTCAGCAGGCACAGGACTCACTCTTACCGGTACGCAG